TTTATTAGGTTGAAAACCTGATTCATAACCAAAATAAGGATTAGTTCCTGCTCCTTCTGCACCTCCCATCCAATCTGACCATCCTGGTATATAACTTAGATCTGCCATACTTGGATATTTTTCTGGATCATCGTATCCCGCTATAGGCGCAACTGTATTATCATATAACCCCCATGCTCTACTTCTTTCTGGATCTTTCATAAGTTTGTTAAAATAATCTCCCCATCCTTCACTTTCATTATAATACTTTTTCATATCAGAAGGTGCGAAAGGAAACATTCTTGCTAAATATCCTATACCATACTCTGCAGCTAATTTACCACCCCCTAATATATTATTAAACAACACACCTATTTGTTCTCTTTCTTTATCTTGAAGAGTAGGACCTCCTGGTCCTTTGGTGTGAGGGCTTCCAGATGGTCCTTTAAATATACTTCCATCTGTATAATAATACGATCCTAATTCCTGAGCTAAGTTAGCTAATGCTTTTGGAGTGTCATAACTTTTTCTAGCTAATAAATTAGCATAATCTTTTGGAGTTGCAGCATTTATATAACGATCTTCTCTTTCGTTATAATAAGGAGAAGCTCCTTCAACACCATCCAATACTTGAAAGTAACCAAAAGGATCTAATAAATAATCATCTCTTGTTGTATCATTACGAAAATTTTTATTATTTCTAGCAGTATCCATTTCTTCAAAAGAAAGAACACGTTGATCATACTCACCAGGTCTTACTTCTCTTATTCCAATAGGTAATGCACCAAGATATGATATATCCTCTCTTAATGTTTTCATTTGATCAGGAGACAACAATTCTCTAGAATGTGTTCCGTCTGCTAACATAACTCTTCCAGTGTTAGCTAAATGATAATATTGTATTAAATCATTATCAACGTCTCCTGTTAAAGCATCTGTTTCGCCTAAAATTTTACTATATTTTTTTGTAAGATTATTCCATTCATTGATACCGTATTTAAGTGCTTCATCAACGTCATCTTTTTTAGTTTTCCATTTTTCATTTATTTCTTTTTTCTTTCTTTCATCATAGGTGTATCCTGGTTGCCCTATTTCATGAAATTCTTTTTTTATTTTTTCCCACCAACTATCGCCGCCTTCTTTAAAGCCCGGTCGTATGTAGCGTGATAAAATTCCGTGTGATTTCATTAATAATATTCCCTCTTACCTATATAACCTTCGCCCTCATCACGAAAGTCATCTTTAAGTTCTACGTAGTAGCCTTGACGGTATTTCATGAGCGCTTGCGTTGTCGAATCAACAAAGTCATCATGATCACCAAATGGGAATGCTGCGCATTCTTCAATGACTTCTTCGGCAAATTGTTTTTCCGGCGCCCAAACCATCCCCGACTCAAAAAGCGGAGCTACACTGTTTACCCTCGAGTGTTTGTCATTACCCTTCGAAGGAGTAAAATTTATAACAGGTATTCCCATCTTTTGCAACTCATGAGTTAATGGTGTCCCTGTGGCTTTCGCCTCAATAATAATTTGTTCCGGTTCCCAGTACTCATATTCCTCCATCGCAATTTTTTTAAGCTCTGGAAAGTTCCATCGGCCTCGTTTCGCGTCTAATAGAATTAAAGCTGGTTTTCCGTCATCATCAGGAGAAAATATCCCCCACGTTGTAATCGCTGAATAATCGGCTGTTTCTTTCTTAGAAAAAGCTGTATCGTATGATTGTATAATATACTGTAGTTGTGGTGTTTCTTCCTTATCCCATATCTGCCACCACTCACGTTTTATAAGTGCACCTTCCTCGGCTACAGGATTCTGCATCCATTGTGCATTCCATTTTGAAACAGGGATCGAGGCTTTAACTCCCATAAGACCATCCATGGTCCAGAAATTACCCCACATAGGTTTATCATTTATAACTGCAGGGAACTCGACTACTTCCCACTTATCTGACATTTTGTCTTTACCTTGTGCTTGGAGCAAGCGTCCTGTTAGATCCTTAATGGACCAACGGGTCATGACTACTACAATCGAGCCACCAGGTTGTAAACGTTGTCTTGGCCCAGAAGTGTACCACTCATAATGAGCATCAAGAACATGAGGAGAAAGAGCATCTTGCTCCGAGTGGGGATCATCAATAATAAGTAAATCGGCGCCACGACCGGTGATAGCGCCACCGACACCAGCAGCAAAGTACTCACCTTTATGGTTTGACTCCCAACGACCAGCAGCTTTTGAATCTGCGGCCAAACTAACTTCTGGAAATACTGAAGCATATTCATCTGATTCTATCAAATTTTTTGCTTTACGTCCAAACCTGATTGCAAGTTCTCCTGTGTGCGTAGTTTGTATAAGCTTGGCTTTAGGATGACGGCCCATGTAAAATGCCGGAAATAAATGCGACGCAAATTCTGATTTTGTATGTCTTGGTGGCATATTGACAATAAGTCTTTTAAGCTCACCATTTGCAATACGATTTAATTTTTCTGCATAAATTTTGTGATGCTTACCTTCAACGAATTCTGGCCAAACAGTTTTCACAAATTTTAAAAAATCTGCTTGAGTGTTTTCTTGCTTTTCTGCAACTGCGTTTTTTAGAAGATATTTTAAAGTCTGTGTATCTAAGCTATCTAGAGTAGAAGATGTTTCCATTTTTTAAAAAATTTTTTTAAAGTCCTTCATAACGTTTTTTGGGGTGATTGTCACTCTCAAACACACCAACCTATCTATCTAGGGGAGGTAATAGCTATAGGGGGGTTCCCCCCTTCGTTAATGCGCAGGCGGCGAACGGAGTGAGCCGCATTAAGGAGTTTAGTTCCCGGGCGCGAGTTATCCACAGGTTATCCACAACTTAATTCAAGTAGCTATATAATCTGTCATTAAATCATGCTACTAATGAATAATAAATAGAAAGGGAATTAACTATGCCTAACGAAATAATAACTAATAACAATGTAAACATCGCACCAATGGTCGAAGAGCTAACAGCTTATGTTAAAACAAAGTCAGTTGGTGATGTATCACTTGAAGAGGTGTTAAGTAAACTACCAAAGACTAACAGTCCAGATTGGAAACTAATATCTGGAATACTATGTAATTCAATAGTTGAATGGGCTAGTCAAAACGCAAATGAGGGAGGAAAAGATTTATTGATTCACTTACAATCAGATATTGGCTACCTTATGAAGAGATTAGGATTAACTGAATAGTTAATTCCCAAATACTCGTTAATCCTATAAACTAGGGCAATCTTCGGATTGCCCTTTTTTTATGTCTGCATCTCAGCCTGAAGGAAGACGCTGCGTGCCCGGGCAATAACCATATGCACTTGACAATCTAATAAATGTGTGGGGGAGTTTGGGAGTTTGAGGGTTAGCTTATTTATCCGATTGTAATTATCTAGAATACAACCTTTCCTAACCCTCGAAATTTGCAAAGACAGGTCTTTATGAGCACCCGTCGCAGGAGTCCGCAACAACTTAATGCGCATTACCCTCCCTAAATTTGCAAGGCAAGAGCCGAATAACTCCGTTTATCTTGCCTCTGAGAAACAGAGAGTGACTAAGTTTTTTAACAAGCTAGCATGAACTCTCTATTTCTGCCATCATTATATCATCAAATGTAATCCATCTCAACCCTTTCTTTATTTTTCTTGTGGATAACCCAGCATGGTACGAATCCGTAATGGAACTCCAGTCGCATCCCGGGCCGGTACTTCCAGAGGACCAACGACCCATGAACCACGAAGTAATGTAACATGGGGAGTTTCAGGAGTTTAAGGCATGAACATCCAAACCAGGAAGACGATCAACGCAATCTTCAAGGGTATTATTAACATAAGGTATTCCAATTCTATCTCTCTTTCTTCCCACGCAGCTCCTGGCTGCATCAGCGTTTATAGATCCTGTTTCACCAGTTGTCAACCCGGTATCCTAACAAATCTGCCAAAAAAAATCTCCAGCTTCTCAGGAATTCCCCGGCGCGCCCGGTGCGTACACCAGCTCACACAAAAGCCCAGAAAACTGGGAAATATATGTAAGGGGAGTTTGGAGTTTGCGCAGCGGGCCCAGCGGGACCCGGGCACGAGTTATCCACAGGTTATCCACAGTTTATACACAAGGGAGTTTGGGGGAGTTTGAATCCCCCAAACCTATGGTTTAATTGCCTTGTTCTCTAACAGGTTTGAAGATGTCTAATAAAGAACTACCTTGTTCAGATTCTTTATGCATATCTTCTACTCGCTTTGCATTGCGTGTCATGACAGGAACAACCCCATCATAATGATTCGCAATCCTAGTTAAGACATTATTATTATCTTCTAATGCCTCATGTATCTTGTTTAATGCGTCAACTATTGCGTTGTCGCTATCTTCTGGTAAAACCATATTTACTCCAATCTATTTCTATCCTTTACTTTCGCCTCTCGCCTATCGGGTCACTCGCCATTAAAGGATAAGTATAATATAACACCTAATGACATCACATGCAACCTCTCGTCTAAATTAGTTGTGGATAACTTTCCGAGCTTCACAGCTCTTGAACTTCTACCCGACTGGTTTACGCAGCGGGCGCGCCCGGGAACTGCAGGTGATAGAGATGGTCAAATAATGGCGGAATATATAGGTTATCGGAGTTTGAAGCGTGAGCTTCCTGGCTGCCTCAGGATTCGGATGCCCGGGCAGAGAGAACGAATCCGCAGAAAACAGGGAAAAATAGGGAGTTTTACCTGAAGTTTTTACGCTGCGCGCCGGGCGCCCAGCTCCTGGACCACGGTTCACGAACCATTTGATTTAATTTATGTATGGGGAGTTTGGGAGTTTGGGGAGTTTGAAACTACTAAACTGAGATTGAGGTCCTCGAGCCTCCCTTCATAGACCCCGGGCACTTTATCTATGGTGCTTTGTCCAAGATCCAAGGTTTTACATCCGTGAAACAGTTTGATCTTGTCGTTGGGGAGCCCCCCAACTAGGATATAAGACTGTGCTCCTGCCTTAGCATGACGCATATTCCATGCAATTTGGAAGGGTGAAACCCTAAGTTTATTATTAGGCTGCACTAGCTTCAATTCAACTGTGAAGAATCCTGTTGTTCTATGATATATTAAACAATCTGGAAATCCAGGTGTAACATAACTTTCAAGGCGTGAAACAATATATTCACCACCCTCTAATAACCTTTTTAAATTCTTCCAAAGGCGAGTCTCTCCTTTTACGGTCATAAGTTTTTTTGCTTTTTACTATCTTTTGTTTGTACTGGGGTGATGTCTTTAAGTCCTTCGCTATTGGATTCCTCTTCGACCTGAATGATAGTTTGATTACCTTCTTTTTTAAATTTTCCATCTAATCCTATTTCCTTTAATTTCTTTAGAACCTCTTCACGCGACATAGAGTCAATACTTCCTGTCCTGATTTCTTTACGGTCAATGTACAATCCGGCAGCTTGCCCTCGCAACCGCTCAGCATTAACAGCAGCACTATAAGATTTCTCACCAAGAGCTTTCTCACGAAGTCTAGCCAACTCTTGTACATGCTTATTTAATTTAACCTCATGTGTTTTTTCTAACTCAGCTCTCTTTGCCAACACAGCTTCTACAACCTTTGGGTATCGTTTACCATTCAATAGTTGTGATGCTGTTACATCAGCAGAGTTTTCAGAATAGCCAGCTTGTCTAGCACATTCTGTTGCAGTCATTCGTCCTTCGTTCTCTGTATATATTTTAACAAAGATACGTTGTTTATCTGTCAATCCATTTTCTCTAATGGGGCTTTTAATAGCTCCACCACTTCCAGGCACTCCTGGTCTTCCATGTCCTTTTGTGGCACCACTTGTGGCACCAGTTAATCTTTTATCTACCATGCTGTAACCCGCTGTATAGTTGAGTTTTTACTCATTTTAGTTCTTAAAAAACAAAAAAGTACCTTGCGTTGTTTAGAGTAGTGACACATAGGTGACACAACATAACTAATTGAATTATATAGATAATTGACCAAATGTGTCACTGTGTCACCAATATCCCGGTATTTAAAAATAAAAAAAACTTTTGAGCAAAATATACACTATACATGTGACTCATACAATAGAAATTGACCGATTTCTGCCATTTCCATTTTTAAGCCAACCACGAGCTATGAGCCTGTGCACATATCCATGAACTTGACTCTTTGAATGCATACCATTCAATTGTTTCATTTCTTCATATGATGGAGCATATCCATTAGCTTTTACGAACTCTTTTATAACATCGTAAAACTTCTTTTGTTTGGGTGTTAGCCCTTCTTTATCTTTTTTCTTCAAGGCCTTTTGCATCTGGGTGACTCCAATATTCTTTTCTTACTTCTCTTAACATTTCATTTTGACCCCACTCATCTATTGCTTCTTTAGTAATAGATGCCTCAAGAGTCTTTTGTATCTCTTTTTCGTCTTCAGTTAGCTCAATCCTTGTTGGGCCCTTTTTCCTTACATATGTGTGGACCTTGGCCCACGTAATAATATACTTGGACGCTTTAGGTCTAGTATAACCACGATCTGGATCAAGCGAGGGAAACTCTGGGTCAGGATCAGTATCAAAATTGTTCTTAATATACTCCATTACATCCTCGTCCTTATCAAACTGTTTGACTATCTTCTCGATAACTTTC